TTGTAGAGCAAACAAGGTAGGACAAATGGCTGTTGAATCTATCATAGAAGCAGGTGAACATTTTGATCTACGTTGTCCGATGGATGGCGAATTTAAAGTAGGAGGTAATTGGAGTGAGACACATTAATAGTTCAGAAAATTTTAAAAAAGATTTACAACGTGGGAGAAAAATAGAAGAAAAGATACTAGATATTTGTAGGGAAAAATATCCTTGCTCCGTTTTAATAGATGGTAAGTTTAAAGATTATGATTTGTTTATTCCTGAAACAAATAAAACAATAGAAATAAAAGGAGACTATAGAAGTTGTGAAACTGGTAATATTATTATAGAGTTAATGATGTTTAATACTCCTTCAGCTTTACTAACAACTAAAGCAGACTACTGGGTTATCTTTACAGGACAAGAACTATTATGGACTACACCCATAAAGATCATTGAATGTATAACTATTAATAACATATCTTCCCGAAGCTTAACCGGTCAAGGAGATACAGCATCTAAGGTTGCGTGTTTAATACCTATAGAAATATTTAAAAAATATTGTTTTAAAATTGAGGATTCAAATGACACAAACTAAACAACAAGAATTAAATATGAATTACATTAAACCTAATGATAGTAGTAGAAAGGGAGACCTAGCTGAATACTATGCAGTTACATGGCTGTGGGATAATGGCTATGAAGTTTTTAGAAACACAGGTTGTACTGGACCAATAGATATGATAGCAATGAAAGACGGAGAAACTATTTTTATTGATGTTAAAACAGCACAACCACAGCAACATAAAAAAACCGGCAACAAAGTAACTAAATGTCAAAGTCGAAACGAAGAACAAAAAAGATTAGGTGTTCAGTTATTACAATTCAATCCTGTTACTAGACAATTAGCATGGATAAATCACAGACAGAGAACATAATATGACTAAATCTAAGAAAACTCTTGACACCTTAGTTGAAGATATATATAATAAGATAGGTGTACTTGCCGATGGTGAGCACATTGATCTAGACCCTGAGACTATTGACCAGTTTGGTGAGTCTATGAAAGATATACTTTACAAGTGGTCTCACCCTGAACCAAGAGGTGATACAACTTTACGTATGTCTAACATAGGTAAAAAACCTAGACAACTTTGGTACGATATGAAGTCAGAAGGTACCCCAGAAAGGATGCCACCCTCTTTGTTCATTAAGTTTTTGTATGGACATTTACTTGAAGAGATAGTTATATTTCTTATCAAGCTATCTGGACATACAGTTACTGATGAACAGAAAGAGATCAAAGTATCTGGTATCAAAGGACACATGGATTGTGTTATTGATGGAGAGGTTGTTGATATTAAAACAGCTTCCGGATTTGCTTTTAAAAAATTCAAGGATGGTACTCTAGCAGAGAACGATATGTTTGGATACATGGCTCAACTTGCCGGTTACGAACAAGCACAGGGTACAGACAAGGGTGGATTCCTTGCTCTTAATAAAGAGTCTGGTGAGTTAGCTTTGTACAGACCTGATAACTTTGACAAGCCTAACATCAAGAAGAAGATCACAGATATTAAAAAGGCTGTGAAGTTAGCAACACCACCTGATCTATGTTACAGTCCTGTTCCAGATGGTAAGTCTGGGAACATGCAGCTACCTAGAGAGTGTGTGTATTGCAGACACAAGTTTGAATGTCATAAAGATTCTAATGAAGGTAAAGGTTTACGAGTATTTAAATATTCTAATGGGTTAAAATATTTAACTCAAACACCCAAGCCACCTAAAGTTATAGAGGTAACACAGATATGAGTGGAAGAAAATCAAAACAATTAAGACGTAGAGCAGAAGACTTACTCATAGAGTGGTTAAGAACTATGGTTCCAGATGGAGAAGATACATCTAAGATACATCGAAAGAATCTTAATGAGTTCTTACCAGAACAAACTCACATCTTTGCTAACAATAGATTTCTTCTTAGTGCATACAGTTTACGCTGGTTTTACAAACAAGTTAAACGGAATCCACAGCTAACGCTTGGAGACCTTAATGCCTAGAAGAGTACCTAGAAAACCTAGACCCAAAAAGATTAACGTACCTAAAGGATATGATAGTGCATGGGAATTTGATATGCACCAAACTATTCTCAAAGATTGGAAACATCATTGGGATGTTATCAAGTATGTTGTTAAACATAAATACGAACCAGACTTTGTAAAACAAATAGATAGTAAAACAATATTACTAGAAGCTAAAGGTAGGTTCTGGGATTATGCAGAGTATAGTAAGTACATACATATTAGAGAAGCATTACCTGCAAACACGGAGCTAGTCTTCTTTTTTCAAAAGCCTTTCTCTCCTATGCCGGGAGCAAAGGTAAGGAAAGATGGAACAAAACGTACCCATGCTGAGTGGGCTGAAACAAATAACTTTAGATGGTACAGTGAAGATACTTTACCTGATGATTGGAGAAATGATGAACTATAAATTTAATGAAGGACAATTAATACAAGAACTAAAAGAGTACATTGATGGTACATATGGGGAGCACTATGCTTCTGATAAGTATCAAGCAACAGATATCATCATTGATTCTGGACATGGAGAAGGTTTTACTCTTGGTAACATTATGAAGTATGCTAAACGCTATGGAAATAAAGAAGGAAAGAACAGAAAAGACTTGCTAAAAATCCTACATTATGGTATAATAATGCTTAACGTACACGATACAGAGAACTCATAATGGTAGATGATAAAGTAGGTATCAAGGAATATCTTGGTATAAAAATTAATTATAGTAACGAAAAAAATTTAGATAAGTTCAGCCTTGATACACTCAAGGATAGATACTTATGGGAGAATGAAACACATGCCCAAGAAGCGTTTGCCAGAGCATCAGTCTTCGCAGCCACCTACAAAGGGAACACAGATTTTGAATTGGCTCAGAGACTTTATCACTACAGTTCCTCTTGTTGGTTTATGTTTAGCACTCCTATACTTAGTAACGGGGGAACCAGTCGTGGTCTTCCTATTAGCTGTTTCCTCAATTATGTACCTGATAGCAGGACTGGTCTATCAGATCATTATGACGAGAATATTTGGTTGGCAAGTTCGGGTGGAGGTATTGGTGGATATTGGGGAGATATTAGGAGTAACGGTATTTCTACTACTCACGGTAGTAAGTCTACTGGTTCAATTCCTTTCATCCATGTCGTAGATTCACAGATGTTAGCTTTTAACCAAGGCACTACAAGACGTGGTTCTTATGCTGCATACATGGACATATCTCATCCAGAGATTGAAGAGTTCATCAACATGCGTAAAGAATCCGGTGGTGATATCAATCGTAAGAATCTTAATCTTCATAACGGTATCAACATTACCAATGAGTTTTTAAAAGCTGTTGAAGAAGATGCAGACTTTAGATTGATTGACCCTAAGACTAACGAGCCTACAAAGATTGTTAATGCTAGAGACTTATGGTGGCAAATCATTAATGCTAGAGCAGAGACAGGTGAGCCTTATATGATTAACATTGATAGATGTAACGAAGCTTTACCTAAACAACAAAAAGATTTAGGATTAGAAATCAAACAGAGCAATCTTTGTTCTGAGATTACTTTACCTACTAACGAAGAACGAACAGCAGTTTGTTGTTTGTCTTCAGTAAACTTAGAATACTTTGATGAGTGGAGTGAGAACCCTCAGTTCATTGAAGATTTAATAACAATGCTTGACAACGTTCTTCAACATTACATTGATAACGCTGTTGACACAGATAACTTAGGAGAATATAATGCAAACTTTAAAAGGTTTCAAAAACATATTAAGCCGGGCAAAGAAGGGTTTCTTAAGTCTGCCTACTCGGCTTATCGAGAAAGGTCGTTGGGTCTTGGTGCGATGGGATTCCATTCGTATCTCCAATCACGCAACATTCCTTTTGAAGGTATCTTCGCTACGGGTTTCAATTATAAAGCTTTTAAATACATTAAGACACAAGCAACCAGAGCTTCTGAAAAACTTGCGGATGAAAGGGGAGAAGCTCCTGATGTCAATGGTAGTGGCAGGAGGAATGCTCATCTACTCGCTGTTGCTCCTAACGCTAGTTCTAGTATCATATGTGGTGGTACGTCTCCTTCGATTGAGCCATATCGTGCTAACGTTTATACGCACAAGACTCTCTCAGGTTCGTTCCAAGTTAAAAACAAATACTTAGAAGATGTCTTAAAAGATAAAGGATTAAAGAAAGATGAGTTGACTGCCTTGTGGAAAGACATTGCAGGTAACGAGGGTTCAGTACAACATCTTGATATATTAACTGATGAAGAAAAAGAAGTATTTAAAACTGCTAATGAAATAGATCAGCTATGGATTATAGAACATGCATCTAAACGACAAGAGTTTATTTGTCAAGCACAATCAGTTAATCTTTTCTTTACACTTCCAAAGGCTACCGAGCC